GTCACTGTCATGTCCATTTTATTCTCCGATTGCCTTTTGGGTCGTTGACTTCTGCGGGCCCATTGGGGTTGCCGTTACTACATTGTTACTACAGATTGTGGTCTACCTCGATTCCGGGGTATTTCGCATGAACCTTCCGTCTCACTTCTGCCTTTTCCTCCGGCGTCCCATACTGCGAAACTCTAGCCAGAGCATTTCTAGCATGGCTTTCGTCCTCAATGGGGTAGGACCTGCCAGGTTCAGCGAAATCCTTACCGGGCAATTTCTTTCGTTCACCGCTTGACAACTTCGCCACTAGAAGCCTCCTGAGATTTCTTTAGCTCTTTCGCCCCGAAGGCTATCTCGTCCTCAATCCAACCGATTAGGGAGTCAAGGGCTTGGAACATCCCCAAAGTTCTCTCCCCGCCGATGGTAAGGGCGTGTCTCTGGGCTGCATCTCTGCGGGAGACCATCTCGCTAAACAATCCCCCAGCGTCAACGGCCTTAAGATCGCTCAGTGTCCTACCGCGTTCGATTACGTCGGATTTTGTGGTCACTTTTTCTTTTCCCGGTCCTTCTCAGCTTCCTCATCTTCCTTTGCATCTACCGCAGCTTTTATGGCATCGGCCTCACCGTATACGATATCTCTAGCGGCCAGATTCCTAGCGTCTTGAAGGGCTTTGTCCATGATTATCTTTGAGGCAAGCTGTTGGGCCATCGGACCGGCTATCTGTTGAGCCTTTGCCTGAAGTTCGGCGGCTACGGAATT